AAAATATTTTTTAATTCTTCTTTTTGTGATTCTGATAATGTGTTAGAATATAATACGTTAAAATTGTTTGTTAACACCGCTTGCAGTAATGTTTCATTAGGAACAACAGTCGAATCTTTAGATTCTTTAATTTCCTTTTTAGTTGTTAAATGTTCTACTAATTTCTTTTTTGCAATAACTTTCTTTTCAATATTTGATAATGAATCTTTTTCTGATAACATATCTAAAGATTCGTATAATTCTTTGGTTTCGATTTCAATCTCACCCAACTTAGTATTTAAAGATTCACAAAACATATTTAAACTACTCCAATTACCTATTGGTTGACCAAAATATGTATTTAATCCTTCAACATATAACTTCGCAGTTTCTTTATCTTCAATGTATTTGTTTTCAATTTCTTCATAAAACAAATACATTTCTTTAAAGTCTTTGTTTTCTTTGATTGTGTTTAATAAATCTTTAACTTCTTTCTTATTCTCTTTAGCGTAAGATTCAGTTAATTTCGTCAACATTTTGGTTTTTATAACCCCGAATTTGTTCATTTTTAATCGTTTATAATATCGTTCAATTTATTTTCTATTTCATAAATATTCTGTTGAGCTCTTTCCATATCAAATAAAACATTTTTTCCTTCTTTTTCTTCTCCCAACATACTTAATATCTTTGATTTTTTAGATTTAGTAAAAGATTCACTCAATGGAGCTTCTCCCTCACCTCCCGATGGAGGGGTTGCGGGTGCTCCACCCATATCCATTGCTCCTGCACCAGCAGTATCACCACCCATTGCACCTGCAGCTTCTAATTTTTGTCTTTCTTCTTCAGAAATACCATACTTAGAATCCACGTCGTCAAATACGCCAGAACGTTTAATTATGTTTTGTGTATTTGTCAATTCAAATCCCATTGCTCTTTCAAGTCTTTGTTGTTGTAAATCTAAAATAACCTCTGAGTCACTCATACCAAGAATATTCTTTTTAGCCCACGTGTGAGATACTGGTAAAATACCGACTTGTGATTGGTCAGATGTTGCGTCTTTATAAAGTGTAATCTTTTCTTTCCACTGTTCTATTTTTAATAAATCAGATTGTGCTGAAGGATTAGTTAACGATAAAGAAAAATTATCTAACTCATCTTCTAAACCTAAAAGATATAAATGTACTAATGCAATTTTATTTAATTCTTGAATAATAGATTTTTGAATTCTATTAATCGTTCTCGCAAAACGAATATCCATTAATGCTAAACTCTTACCTTCACCAACAACTTCTTCAAATCCTAAGAATGCCTTTGGAATACGTAACGCCGCTAATAACTTCTTTTGAATATATTCGATATCTGCAATTTCACCTAAATTTTGAGCCCCCGGCAATGTTTCAATTGGATTGCTTTGTGCTGGATCACGAACAGGAATGAAATAATCTTGGTCTACCGCCATTTGATTATATCTCATATCTACATTACCATTACGTGGATCTGAAACTTGGTCTCTTTTAAATTTATTAGCAACACGTTGTACATAAGGTTCAATATCCTTATCATCCATGTTACCAACGAATACTTTGAATACACGTCTTTCAGGTGCTCTTGATGTTCTGTAAATTAACATTGCATCTTCCGCAAGAAGTAATTGTTTCCAAATTCTTCTAATCTTGTCTAACATAGAAGTTCCATAAGGAAGTTTTCTATCATCACCTAATAATCTAAAGTGTGCAATCTCCCATGCTTGAAATTCTAAATCTTTATTCTTCCAAGTAAATCTTAACTCTCTTGTTGGAACTTTAATATCAGTATATGAGTTCGGTGTTTTAGATGCCGCACCCTCAATTCTTTCAATTTCAATATTTGGTAACTGTTGACAACCAACAACTCCCTTCTCAGGGTCTATTTTTAAATAAACAAAATCGTCACCATACTTACAAAGACCTCTTGTCCACATTTGTAAGTTAGTGTTAACATCTAATTTGTTATTAAATAAATCATCTAATATATTTTTAACTCTATCTGAATCTGAAAATATTGTTAATATTTGTCCTTTCTCAGACATTGTTGTTGATTCTTCAGCATAAATGTCTAACGCCGCAGATATTTCGGGAGTAAACTCCATAGATTCATAATCGTAATATGCTGATAACCTATTTGGTTCGTAATAAACAGATTGATTGTAAAGTGATTGGTCTAATTTAGTCCACTTATCTGCAATGTATTGACTCTGTTGAGCTTGTAACATTGCCTTTTCATATTCTTCTCTACTATCCGTTTTTAATATTTCATCTTTGTTGAAATTAAACGAAGGTGGTGCAACATTTTTTTGTTTTGCTTGATTTGGGTAACCAAACACCTTTGTTAATCTCTGAAAGACGGTAAGATTCTGTTCTGCCATGTATATAAATACTTTTCTTTACAATATAAACTAAATTATTGATAAATGGAATCTTATTTTGATTTACCAAATAACCACATATGTTCTCTATATGCGTCCTTTGATACATTCATATTATTATTTGGGTGATATAAATTTTGATTATCAATCCCCATAGAACCAATTTGGTCAAATGCAGTACCGTAAGAATAAAACGATTTATTGGGTTCATACGATCTTTCTGACATCGTCCAAGACTCCAACATTGCTTTATTTGCGTTTTCGTTCTTTTGTAATTGATTGAAACACATATCGGCAGCATATAACGCCATTGACATACTCATAATTGCATCATCGTGAGCACCTTTCATGTGGTCGGGTCTACCATTTATATAAACAAACGTATTAAGTTCATTTAATAACCTACTTGACCTAACTAAAAACCCCTTTCTTAATTGTTCCTCGAAAGCAGCAACTATTTGAGTTCTTTTATTGTTAAAATTTATACCGGGGATTTTATCCATGGCCTTTTTATTCCACTCCCATATATTTTGAGTGTTTATCCCATCGATGTATAGATTTTTATATTGCATCTCTTGTAACTTCCTAGACGTTGCAACACCCATACCCCCTGTAATATCAATAACAATATATGCCTCATACAAAACACCCCATTTATATGCAACTGCAGCCAAATCATCAGGAGGTATTTTTCCAATGTATTCTGCAACCTGTTCCCTTTCATCAAAGTCGATAATATTAATTGAGGAGAAGTCTTCACTATCACCTCTACTAACATCTACACCCATAATGTAACGATGTCCCTGAACAGGTTCCTTCCAATGCCAAAATGTACCCTGCATATATTTTTCTTTAGGTACACGTATCATATTCTTAGCAATGTTCTCTTGAATATCACCCGGAATAACACCATCACCCGAACCTAAGAAATCGCATTCCAATTCCTGAGCAATCTTACGTCTATCATATTTAAATTTCTTAGACATTGATTCAAACCAAGAAGAGAACGGTTTATATCCTTGTTCAATATATTCATTATAATTCTCTGGATTAAAATCCTTCATTACAACTTCATCATCATTATATTGTTCTCTATTCAACATGTAATGACAAATGTCTTGACACTTAACCCAATGTAAATCTTTGGTATAACGAGGGTCTTTAAACCACCTTAAATCTGTTATATGGAAATCATTGATTCCACGTAATGCTTGGTCATAAACACCGTAATAGATAGGGTCATAACCATTTGGGGTTGAGATAAGAATAATCTTACCACCCGTTGATAGGGACGCCATAGATGCCGCCCAAAAATCCTCACCCGCTTCAATATAAGCCGCCTCATCAAATACAAGTATAGTTGGTGTATAACCACGTAAGGCATCTGCAGATGTTGCTACCGCCTTAACCTCACACCCATTGTTTAATCTAAATCTACTTTCTGAGTTCTTATCGGGTGAGAACCCAACATTAATCCATTCAGGCCATTGCTCAATAAAATTTCTAACTTTATTGGCCATTTCCACCGCAGTGTCACGTTTGTTTGCAATAAGAAGAACCCTTTCTGGTTCATTTTCCTTTGCGGTTTGTAATTTCTTAGAAATCCAAGCGGCAGTTACCGTAGTAACACCAGCCTGTCTATATTTTCTAGTTATGTTTTCATTATAATTTTCATAATCCTGAATTAATTGAATTTGGTCAGGAAACAACTCTAATGGAACATATTTTTTTTGAGTATTGTCATAGGTTTGCAAATATGTTTTTAACGCATATGGTGCATCCTTTATAATTTTCGCATACTCCTTTAGTTGTTCTATTTTGGAATTCATATATATAAATACAAAAAAAGGGAGTTAAACTCCCTTTCTATTAATCTTTAGGTCTGTCTAACCCCAATTCTTTATAAATGTCAAAATCGTCATCATCGTCATCGTCATCGTCATTTGATAACGAAATACCTGGTATACCTAATATAAAATCTTTTAAATCGTCCGGTTCAGTCTCGTCTGACATTGTTTCCAATTCGTCGTTAAATTGATTTAAAGATTCTTCATAATCTTGTTGGTTAAACATTTGTTGAATTGACGCCATTAAATCTGTCATTAAACGTTTTCCGTTTTCACTATTACTAACAACTTCTTTCATTAAAACTAAGAACTGTTTAGCTGGTAGTTGGAAGATGTGCATTAACATGTAATTCTGTAATTGCTTACCATTTTCCAAAATTACCTCGTCTGGAAACTGTCCTCTAATTCTATCCCAAATTGCAGGTCCCAAAAGTAATGTCCACATTTCTTTTTCTAATGTACTTTCTAACTTTTGAGCTTGTTGATACATTGCCCTATCTTGTGGATTTGTGTATTCTCCCGGTTGTCCGTGACTACCTAATATTTCAAAAACACCTTTTATTAATTCATGTATTAAAACTGGAAAATTAATTCCTCTCGCAATCACTTTAACTTTTTGTTCTTCTTGTTCTTCACCACCTTCTTCTCCCTCATCACCGGTTTCACCTGTCTCATCATCACCAGGAAATTCCATTTTAACTTTACCAGCAACACTATCAGAAGCCCCTTTAATCATTGCAGGACTAAATTGCCAATAGTTTGCATCGTTAACCGACATCATCACTCCATAGTCATTATATAATTCATCAGAACCTGTAATTTCTCTAAGTTTCTCACCAACAAGTTGGTACATATAATGACCTCTTTTTGACGCTCCTTGGATAATACTATTAATTAAAGTTAATTTCGCTCTCTCTAAATCTAATTGTTTTAAATCAATATATAATTCTTCTTCAACTTCTTGATTTTCGGGATTAACTTGAGGTTGTTCTTGGTTATTTTCCTCATCGTCTTCCTCATCTTCAACATCAACTTCATCTGGATTTTGTTCAGGACCTTGTTCTCTATTGAAATCACTCGTATCGATTTGATTCATACCAACGATTTTTGCATCAAACTCAACCTCCTCACCAATACCCATTTCTTCTTTTACAATTTCAATTGCTAATTGTTCTAAAGCCTCTTTATGTGTATTTTCAAGTCTTATGATGTTGTTATGTGCAGTATACATCATTGTTAATAATGGACCCATTTCAGTACCGTTTAATGTACCTTGATAGTTTGTATATTGTCTAACATTATTTACAATTTGTCTATATCTTTCGGAAGCCAAAAGTTCTTGGAAATTTTGGTTAGGTTCGTTTCCTGTTTTAGGAAAAGGTATTTTTTTTAAGGGTGTATCTCCTGAAGCCAATTTAGATTGTAAATCGGGATTTGGTCTATCAGCAGTATCAAAATCCATTGCCATCTCACTTAAATTTTCGTTAATTAAAGATAACAAAATTTTCTTAGATAATTTCATATTTGTAAATTATTTTTTATCTCCCTTAGTTGTTGCTTTAGGGTTAGGATTAACTTTAGGTCCGGGTTGAAACGGAGTTTTAGGTTTATTTGGTTTAGTACCAGGATTAACCTTTGGTTTACTCGGTGCAATTTTAGGGTTGTTCTCATCCAACGATTTAGAATTTACTTTTGATTTTGGTTGGAATGGAGTTTTAGGTTTGTCAGGTAAGTAAGGGTTATCACGCTTAGGTTTACTTGGAGTGATTTTAGAATCGTCCTCACTTAATGCTTTAGGATTAGGGTTTACCTTTGGTCCAGGTTGAAATGGTGTTTTAGGTTTGTTAGGTTTTGTACCTGGATCAACTTTAGGTTTACTCGGTGCAATTTTTGGTCCATTACTCACAATTGCATCATATGTCATAAATTCTGGTAAACCATTGTGTCCAGTTTTAACATTTGGACCGTACTCATGTACTTCTGATTCGTTTAATTTAACATTGATTAATTCCATAATTTCATTTTTTGATGTAAAACTATGAAAACTTTCTTCCGCCAATGTATTAATCCATTTTTTTATTTCTTTAGATTCATCCATATGTGTATGGTCACATTTACAATCCTTTATAGATTCTCCACAACTATCACATTTCTTACCCTCTTTAACTTCTTTTTTCTGACCTCTTAATATTTTAAAATCTTGACCATCAATTTTACCATTGTGGTTCTTATCTAATTTCTTTTGATTACCTTTTAATTCTTCAGAAACTTCTCCTTCTTCACCAACAAGTTTAATGTCTTGTTTTTTTGCTAAATTTTGTAATGCGGCACTTTTAGATAATGCATCTGCGGTAGTTGTGATAGCTTCACCTATCATTCTTTCAGCTAAGTTGTTAAGTTGTTTATCAGTAAATTTTACTAATGTCTTTTCTGACATACCTTCTTTGATTAATTTATCAACTAATTCTGACCTTTTCATATTTCTTTGAATTTAATTTCCTCTTTTATAAGAAGATAACTTCTTATTTTTAATTTTTTTGTTACACTATCAATCGACTCCCCAAATTTAAAGGTTAACCTTTCACTATCCGAATCCATATCAAATTTTTCCCAAGCCATCGCAACCACCCCATCTACAGCATCAATAACTCCGAAATAATCGGAGTCTTGAACTAATTCTAATTGTAAGTCTGTATTTTTTAATAACCCAACTAAATCAACGTATTCCATTTCTGGAGATTTAGGTTGTGAGGATGCGGATGCTGGTATAATAAACCACTCATCCATGTCAATTTCAGTACTTTTACTAAAGATAAATTCGTACTGTTTTTGTCCTTTATAATCAGAACCTATTTCATTAACATAGATAAGATGCATTTTATTTAAAGTATTTACTTAATTTTTCGCTAATTGCCTGATTAATATCGTTTTTAATTTCGTCTAAATCAAGTTCTTGAACATCGTCCTCATAAGATTGTCCCTCACTTGCTTCAATGTCAGCAAATTTACTTAAATCTAATTCGTTTGTATCTTCCTCACCAATTGGTGATTCTATAAAACTATTTAATAAATCCATAGTTTCACCTAAGTCCTCATCACCAGTTACTGGTTCTTCAGCAGGTACCTCATCTTCTGCAGATGGTTCTGTAATTGGTTCTTCTCCACCCATCTCTTCTTCCTCTCTTTCAAATTTCTTAGCAATGTCCTCAATATCTTCATCGTCTAATTTATCCAAATCAACAGCAGAAATAATCATGTTTAAAATGTATTTGATGTCATCACTTTCCATTTTATCCTGTAAATCTCTTAGTTCTTGACCTAATTTACCAGCAAACTTCTGAGCTTCCGCCATATAATCTGAGCGTTTCCCTTCACCACCCATTTCTTCACCACCTGATGGAGGTAATTCACCCATTGGTTCTTCTGCTGGTACATCCCCCATTGGCTCTTCGGCCGCAGGTGGAACACCCATACCAGCGTCAGGTGCTACGGGTGCTGCAGGTGCATCCATAGAAGGTTCCGCTAAAGGAGACTCTTCTTGTGGTTTTGTTTGCTTTAAAACATATTTTGTTGCTTCTTGTAAATCTTCTTGACCCTTTAAAAGGTCTAATCTTTTAAATGCCTCAGCATAAGACGAAAATTTATTTTTATTTTTCATAAACATACCACCAATGTAGTCAAGAGAACTTTCGTTTAATCCCCTTTTTACATAGTATCCGTCTTTTTCTTTAACGATACCATAAACACCCCCATTAGTTGACTCCTTCACTATTTCGGATTTTTTAGTTGATGATTGGTTATTGTTGTAGTAGGTTAACTCGAGAATTCTCTTTAATTTGTCATCTCCGTTAAGTTTTTCACTACCAAGTGGTTTTAAATCTGCCATTTTATTAATTGTTAGATATGCTTATTCTTATCCTATAAATACATTGATATAGGGAAAAAAATAAGGTTCTTTATTGCGTTATAGATAATTTCTTATCTGT